CCGGAGTTGTGGAGCCGGACTCCCCGAGCGTCACCACGGCGCCGTGCGATCCGCGCGCCGATGGAATGGGCATTTTCCCAAAAGCCGGGTCGGCAAGGTTGGTCTGGGACGACCGCGGGCTGATCCGGGGCGGCGGATGCTGCAGCGGGAAAGACGCCGGAGCGTTTGCGCTGTATGCCGCGCTGCTGAATGGCCAGTATGCCATGGTCGGATTTCGCGCAACGCGGCCGGTCTTTGATGGGGCCGACGCATGAGCCACTACAACGACCACAGCATGCAAGCGCGGCCAAGCCGCAGGCGAGGCGCCTCGCCGTTGCAGACGCTCGGCAGGGCAATCCACAACGCCTGCCGGCTGGCCTTGCGCATTGGGCTTGGCTTGCGCATTCCTGCCGCGCGCATCCACCAGCACGACCTGCACCAGGCGCGCCAGCATGCGGCCGACCAGGTGCGCCTGTCTCTCGAGGACGTCAGCTACTGGATGTCGGAGATTCACCGCATCGACGCCAAGCGCGCAGAAGCAGACGCCAGCGAGCAGTCACTGCACGATCGGCGAAACAGCTTGCGTCTGCCAACGCCGACAGGGCCAATCGAAACGCTTTGAGGAGCAACAACTCATGATACTCGGCTTGACAGGCCAGCCGTTCAACGGCAAAGACACCGCGGCGAATTACCTTGTCGCCGTTCACGGATTTCATCGACTCGCGTTTGCGGATCCCATTCGCGCTGGACTCAAGGCCATGCTCGGGCTGACTGATGATGACTTTTCGCCGGAGCGCAAGGAGATTCCAAGTGCCTGGCTTGGCGGCAAGACGCCGGTTGAGTTGATGGAGTCACTGGGGACAGCGTGGGGACAAGATCAGATCTGCAAAGACATCTGGTCATGGCAAGTACTTAGGGAGATTCAACACAAGCGCCGCGAGGGCCTGCGTAATTTCGTGGTTTCCGACGTGCGATTCCTGCACGAAGCCAACTCCCTGCGAACGCACGGCGGCAAGCTCCTGCGCATCGTCCGCCCCGGGGCGCCACGCAGCAACCGCAACGAATTCCGCAGCTTCCAGGAACAAATGCGCCTCGTGTCCGACGTGGACGTCGTAGCAGAATCCGTAGAGGAACTGCACGAAGTGCTCGACGACGTTTTGTATCAGCTTGGATTTTTCCACGCGCAGCGAGAGCGGTCCGCATGAGCAGCAACCGAGCCCAGCCGAACCAGCAAAAATACAAGCGCTGGACAGCCGAAGAGGAGCGCGAGCTTTGCTGCCTGTATGGCACCAGCCCGGCCACAAAGCTCGCCGCGCGCTTTGGCGTGTCTCCTGCAAAGCTGCGCGACAAAGCGTCGCACATGCAGCTAACCACGAACGCCGTGAAAGCGCGCAACAGGGCAGCAGCAGCCGCGGATGCCGCCGCGGCTGCTGTCGGCGACGAGGAAGATGAAGAAGCAATCAGCGACGACAAACAGCGCACGGCGCACGGATTTCAAAAGGTCGTTTGCAAGCCCGGATGCCGGATCATTACTCACACGATGCGATAGCACCAAGGAGGTAAAAGCCATGTCTACAACAAACCAAAATGGCGCCAGGGCCAAGATTCTCCGGGCGCTTGCCGAGTACGGTCTGATGCCGGTTTCCGAGCTTGCGGCCGCGGCTTGCTTATCGCCATCGCAGGCGCGCGATAATGCCAATCACGCCGTGACGGATGGGCTTGTCACGAAATGCCGTGACGACATCACGAACACGCTTGCGTACAGAATAACTGCAGCGGGCCGCGGTTATCTCTCGGAGCGCTGCCGCAAAGCTGCAGAAGAATTGTCTTGCGCCAGAACGGCGGCGGAAACGCAAGCCGTCGAGGCTGTCGCCACGAGAGTTGATCCGATTCCGGAGAGCATGCCGGACAACGTGGTTTCGATTTTCGCCACCGAGCCGGAGCCTCAGCCGGAGCAATACGCTATTTGCCGATCTGGCCAGGCGCATCTGTCCGCTTGGCCGCTGCGCGACATGACGATCGACGCGGCCCGCCAGCTTGCCATCGATGACGCTGCAGCGATTTGCGGCGAGGTCGTGCTTTACCGGTGCGTGCCGATCGGGAAGGCGTTTCCGCGGATTGTGTTCGAGGAGGCGTGACGATGTCTTGCAATGAAACAGGATAACTGAAGATGAAAAATACGAAACTGGTAGCAGCGCTGATGGGCGGCGCGGCCTTGTTGACCGCCGTGTTCGGCATCACTGGTTGCAGCGACGCGCAATTGGCTTCGAGCAACCTTTCCAAGGCGGCGGACAACTTCGAGATCAACCGGCGCGTCGTGTTCTACAACGGCATCACCGGAGAGTTCATGCTGAGTATCGAAGGGCTGTGCTCGCTCGGAAGCGCCAGCGAAACCAAGGCGGTGACGGTGACGTGCAAGACCGGCCCGAGCGACTACAAGAAGCATTTCCTCGGTCTTTCGGACAACGTGACGTACTTCGCGGAACAGGTAGAGCCGGCAAAGGCCAGCCAGTACCAGTACCGCGTGGTGTTCAAGCCGATGGCGATCCTTCCTGACATCGAGATACGGAAGTGACGCCGAACGCAGAAGTCAGCGGCGCCGGCACGGCGTCCGCTGGACTGCCGGGTTCGGCGGCTGCCAGTCCGGAGAAAGGATAAGCAATGGCTGAAAACCTTGGCCTCGCAGACCAAGCCGTGCAGGCGTTGGCGATGGTAAAGGCGATGGACGATGGCTTGGAGATGGGGCACCCAGAGCGGCACGCGATCCGAAGCATGCAGCGCGTGGCGCAGCAGGTGATCTCCGCTGGCCTGCGATCCGCGATTGATCTGGCGTGGCAGGCAAACGACCTGCGCAAACTGGCGCGCGAAATCGAAGCCGCCAAGACGCCGAACGTAGAGCTAACCGGCCTTCGCCGGCCTTATGGCGAAGGTCCGGTTGAGCGCCATGTTGGCAGGCAAAACGGTGGGACGGAGTGATGACGGTGGATTATCTCGAATTCCTGAAGCGTAAATCTGTGATTGACCCGGATACCGGCCTCGCGTCGACGCCCGCGCTGAACCCCATGCTGTACCCGCATCAGGCCGATATGGTCAAGTGGGCGCTGCGCCGTGGCCGTGCGGCACTGTTCGCGGATTGCGGCATTGGCAAAGGTCCGATGCAGATGGAGTGGGCAGACAAGCAACCCCACGAATGCATCATCGCCGCACCGTTGGCTGTCGCGCATCAGTTTGTGCGGGAGGCTGAGAAGTTCGGGATTGATCTGGCCTATGCCAAGGATCAAGCGGGGATCACGAAGCGCCTGACGGTAACGAACTACGAGCGGCTAGAGAATTTCCACCTGGATCAATTCGGCGCGGTGGCGCTCGATGAATCGTCCATCCTCAAAAACTACAGCGGCGCGTACAGCACATGGATGATTGAGGCATTCAAGAATACGCCGTTCCGCCTTTGTTCAAGTGCCACACCTGCACCCAATGACGTGATGGAGCTTGGCACCCAGGCCGAATTCCTCGGGGTGATGACGCGAGGTGAAATGTTGGCGATGTACTTCACCCATGATGGCGGCGACACCAGTAAATGGCGCGTCAAGGGCCACGCGCAGGCGGCGTTCTGGACATGGATGGCGTCATGGGCGGTGATGATTCGCAAGCCGTCGGACCTTGGCTATTCAGACGATGGATTCATCCTCCCTCCGCTGCACATGCACGAGCATTGCGTGTCGGTTCACGCGCCGTCCAGCGGCTTCCTGTTCGCGGTAGAGGCGCAGACCCTGCAAGAGCGGCAAGCGGCCAGACGCGATTCGATTGGCGACCGAGTAGCAGCATGCGCTGACCTTGTGAATAGTTCGGATCGCCCGTTCTTGGTCTGGTGCAACCTGAATGCCGAAAGCGAGGCGCTGGCCGCTGCGATACCTGACGCGGTAGAAGTGCAAGGGTCTGACACCGATGAGCACAAGGAGGCCGCGATTGTCGGGTTTCTTGACGGCCGCTATCGCGTGATGATCTCCAAACCAAAGATAGCCGGCCTCGGCCTGAACCTTCAGCACTGTGCCGATATGGCATTCGTCGGCCTGTCGGACTCCTACGAGCAGCTTTATCAGTCAATCCGCCGCTGCTGGCGCTTCGGCCAATCGCGGCCGGTCAACGTCCATGTCATCACGGCAGAGACAGAGGGGGCTGTGGTTTCCAACATCAAGCGCAAAGAGCGTGAGGCCGAAGAAACCTACAACAGCATGATCGAACACATGAAGGATCTGAACGCGGCGGCGCTGCACGGTGGAAGCATGAGAAACAAAGCCGACTACGCGCCGAAGATGGCGCTTTCGATTCCGTCATGGATGGGGGCCGCGTAATGCAGACCAGAAGGCAAAGCATGATCGAAACATGCATCAACGTCGCCATCGGCTACGGGGTAGCGTTGGCTTCGCAGGTTCTGATATTTCCCCTGTTCGGTATTCACATTCCACTGTCAAGCAACTTGATGATCGGTGCGTTTTTTACTGTCATCTCAATCGCGCGAGGATACCTAGTGCGCAGATTGTTCAACCACATTCATAGGGGGCAAGCATGAATATCCTGAATCAAGCGCAAGGCGAGAACTGGACGCTAGCGAACGGCGACTGCATCGAAGTGCTGAATTCTCTGCCGGAGAACTCAATCCACCTCTCGATATTCTCGCCGCCCTACGCATCGCTCTACACCTACAGCAACAGCGACCGCGACCTAGGCAACAGCGTCAACGACGACCAATTCTATGAGCACTTCGCGCATGTTGTCGCCGGCCTGCATCGTGTCACCAAGCCGGGGCGGATTGTCTGCGTCGACGTGATGAATATCCCGGCCATGAAAGAGCGCGACGGTTACATCGGGCTAAAGGACTTTCGCGGCGATGTGATTCGGGCATTCCAGAAAGCCGGGTTTATCTTCCATTCCGAGCATTGCGCGTGGAAAGACCCATTGATCGAGGCGACCAGGACGAAGGCGCTCGGCTTGATGCACAAGCAGCTCTGCAAGGACTCCACGCGATCCAGGGCCGGCATTCCGCAATACCTGCTGGCATTTCGCAAGGATGGCGAGAACCCCGAGCCGGTAGCCCATATCGACGGCCTAACGGAATTCTGCGGCGAGAACCCGCCGATCCACGGCAACCTGTCGCACGAACGCTGGCGGCGCTACGCCTCGCCGGTATGGATGGACATCAACTTCAGCAACACACTCAACGCCAAAGCCGCCAGAGACAACGAGGACGAGCGCCACGTCTGCCCGATGGCGCTTGACCTGATCGAGCGCGCCATCCATTTGTGGAGTAACCCCGGTGATGTGGTTTTTGATCCGTTTTCCGGCGTCGGTTCGACCGGCTACCAGGCAATCAAGATGGGGCGGAAGTTCGTCGGGTCGGAGTTGAAGCAGTCCTATTTCGCGCAGGCATGCAAGAACATCGAATCCGCCAAAGCGAACCAGGGCGGTCTATTTATGGATGCAGCGTGAAAGTCGGCGCTGGCGATACGGCGGTGCAGGGCGACATGCTTTTGCCTGCCAACGACTGAATTCAGGGGC